TCTTATCATCATTTAGTTATTGGATGCTCTCTGGAACTCTACTACATAGCTGTGTAGGTTCCGTGTGTTATCATAGGATAGAGGCTTCTGAGAGATAGGAATCACCTTGACCCAATCCGTATCATTAGCCTTAATAAAGCACTGAGGGGACTTGATAAGCTCCCATAACAGCTCCACCTCCTCGGGGAATATCCACCCTGTGTTGAGCTTGAAAGTTCTCTTTTCCTTGACCAACGCCTTGAACTCTTCGTCCTTCTCGGCGTGCTGTGAGATGGTATTCTCATAATTGATTTGCATTTCTTCCTCTCCAGAAAAAGAGAACCAATCAGGGCAAAGGTTTTGATTTTGGAAAAGAACCGTGATAGGCTCCCCATTAGGCTCAGGCTTAGGTTCCAAGGAAAGTGTGCTCTTCTTGATAATAGTATTCTTTCCGAAAAAGCGATTGGCATTTTTTTACCAAAAACAAAGATTGGCCACCCCGTAATCGTCCACCAATCCAGAAGAATCAACGCTATTAGAAGCAATTTTCCCAAGGTCGTTCCTCTTAAAAGCCTTAGTAATAGCACTTACCGAGATTAGCGAATCGGTATAGGTAGAGCGTAACCCTACATTAGTCAGGTAAGGGTAGGAGAGAGGTGTCCTACCAGGGAGGTATCGCAAGGAAGATAGCTTGTGAGTCTTGAACTCCTCCCCCTTGAAGTTTGTTTCCACAATCGTAACATTTACCTCAGTAGCTTTCATCACCTCCACAGGGAGCGCCGTGTTTTCGTTATTGATATATAGCCTTTTCAGATCAGGCAAGTTTTCGAAGAAATCCTGAATTTCTTCCCCAAGGTCAATCTTGGCCATGTTGTTAAAGAACACATACTCATACTCCTGAGTGGTGGTCACCCTTCGGCCATATCCTGAGAAATTCATCACTAACTTAGCCCGAGCAAATTCCGAATTTTCATTCGTCTGTGCTATTGTAAGGATATCCTTGTCCAGACAGAAGTATATATCCTTCTGCTCGAAATCAAGATTAGTCTTGATGGTGAGGTCTACCGTAACAATTTGTGTGGAGTCCCTATTGCTCTTGACCGTAATATATTCCTCCTGAAGCCCCAGAGGGAAAGTCTCAGCACTCTTGGAGCGGAACTTAACCAAAACAAAGGGTTCTCCATTGTGCTTCACTTCCACGATCTCCAACCCAGCCGAAGGGGTGATCGTATAGGTAAGCCTATTGGCATTGTTGATACGAAAAGAGCCCTCATACCTTTCCCTTTTCTCGCGATATAAAGTCGCTTCATATTGTTTTTTGTCGAATGAAAAAGAAGTAAGGTCATTAATAACATTCAGCCTTATGGAGAATGCCCTCTGAAAAAGCCAGTTATCCTCCTTGACGATCACCTGATCATGGCTAAAGTCGAAGCCCTGAACTACCCCTGTACGCTTGTAGTTCTCCGATAGAGAGAACTTAGCCCATGCCCACAGATCATCGTTATCTACTTCTACCTTGAAGAGACCATCATTTTCAAAAGTATATAGCCTTTGCCAATGAGAGGCACCCTCGCTATCATGCACTACCCCTCCGAACTTTTGGTGTAGAACCAAAAAACTATTGATATTACGTATAAAGTGAGCTACCTGTAATAGTTCACCAGTCTCCGCCATCGGTTCGACAAAGAGTTCCCGAGTGGCATTGTTCAGGGTCATATTTACCACCGGTTGTGTATAGGTATCCTTAGAACCTCCCCCGCTTCCGCTTCCGCTTCCTCCTCCGATACTTTCTCGCTTTAGGGTAATGGGCACCTCCCTTTTCTCCAACTCTATGTTGTTTCCATTATTAACAGCATAAGCTGTAAAGGTAAGGGTGAGCTTTGTCTCTCCCTGTGGGAGCTGGGAGAAGTTCTTATACCGCAGCAAATATTCTAATCCACGCCCACGGATCCGCCTTGTCCCTGCATAAAGAATACGATCGAAGTAAGAGGGTTTTATATTTCTTAGGTCCTGATTTCCGGCATATATCTCCACAAATTCATTGGGGGTAATAGAGATGCTAAAGATATATTTATCTTTTTCCCACTCTTCCGCATATCTTTTCCACTCTTGGTATATTTCATCATCACTTAGGGGCTCATAGACAGGTACATCTTTAAATTCCCAATGATCTAAAACTCCATTTCCTTTTACCCATTTTTTTTGTGTCTTATTGGTTTTCTTGCTGGGTTGGTATTTTTCCTCTGCTTTTCTTTTCTTTAGGTATTCTTCCCAAGGGACAAATAACTCTGTTTTGCCTGAGTATCCCTTGAACTCAGGAAGGAGGAAGAGTTCAGGAAATATAACAGACATTCGGTCATTATTAGGGATAGGCTCTCCTGATTTCCAAGTCTTGTAGATAGGGTTCTGAGAGAAGTCCCACTCCATGATCTCTTCTTCTTTTTCGAAATTAGCAACTGTGGGTTTTTCTTCATTAAAGGGGTACCATATATGATAACTTCTTGCGATATATTTACGTGCCATATTATTGTTTTTCTAATTGTTGTTTGATAAAGATAAGGAGTTCTTCTCCGCGCTGCTTAGGGAGTTCCTCAGCCAAGTAGGCGACAGCCTCGCTGGCTTCTATTGCCTGATCAATAAAAGGTTTTTCCTTCATTCCTTTAGAATATAAGTGAGCCCTGAAAAAGTAGGTCGTTTGCTTGGGCTTCTCACGGGTGCGGGTGCCTCCAGCCCTTACGCGGGAGGCTTCTATCCCGTAATGTTGGATAAATCCATGCCGTGGCATCTTGATAGCAATTCCCTTGAGGTACGCCTGCTTAGTGCCATCAGCCCGCTTGGAATAGCGCATGCGCGCTACTGCGGTAGCAGCCTGTAGGGACGCTTTCCCTCCTGAGAGATGACCACCAAAGCGGGTAGAGACTTCCCCTTGTAAACTGCCCCTGAGCAAGATAGCAGCTTTTTTCCCTATTTCTTTTTCCCTTTCCATTATACATTGATTAGAGTGATTTCTACTTGGTAGCATTCGCGGCTAAGGGTGTTCTTGGTGATGGACTTGATAAAAAAACGCTGGCCATACACATACAGCGTATCCCTTAGAGCAAACTCCCGTATCTGATTCTTATTGGCTATAAAGCTCCATGAGAGCTCATAGGAGGATAAGCGCATTTTGTACCATTCTTCCCAGTACTTGGTCACCTTTGGGGGCAGGAGTTCCTCTCTGGTCTCGCCCTCATTCTTGTTGCCATACCGCAAGCCATCGTACCAGATAAGCCCTAATACATTACCCCCGTTCTTTCGTGGAATACAGGAATGCTCTCCCCTGTAAAGAACTTTCGGAAGACAATACCCCTCAATATTTACCTGAGTGCTCCCTTGTTGTTCCCCTTGTGAGAGTTGCATGCCGTTTTCATCGATCAGTACCGCAGGATAGTTGAACTTAGCCTCGTCCATATCAGGAAACTTAATAAGGTAAGATTCCTTGGTAGTGAGTGTCTTCTTAGGATCCTTGATGGCAAAGGGACGAAAGTCCTTCATCTGTAGGCGATTCTCCGTGTGGATACGATTCATAAATATCTTGTCCCCCTGAATCTCCAGATCGTAATTCTTCCAGTTCTTAATAGTCTTGACCAAGTCTCCGAAGGTAATATCAGGGACAGCCCGCTTGAGGTCTACCTCATTGTTGTTAATCACCTGTTCAATCACATTCCCCTGAGCGTCATGCTGGGCAATGATATTCAGGTATAGCTCAATGGGGCTATTCCAAGCCCCCTCGAACTCACAACGGAGCTGATGGGCGCCCCCTGTCTCGATGGCAATTACCTGAGTAAAGCTCAAGGTACTTTGGCGCTCACTGATAGCCCCCTCGCGAATTACCACACCATCCAGCTTCACCCGATAGATAAATGGCTCTCCATGGGTTAGTATATGAGCATTGTTACAGACCAAGCGCCACTTTCCGACCTTGTCCAAGGTAGTCTCGGATTGGTACTTTCCAAATACTACTCCGCTTACTTCGCGCTGCTGGGTGAGGCTATCCCTTTGCGGGGTCATATTGACCTCTTGCTGCTCTGAAGTCTTGTAATATTCCTTGCTCGAGTATATCACCTGCTGGAGGAAGTCCTCATCGGTGAGAATATCTCCGGCAAGTGTATATCCCGCATCGGCAAAACCTTTCTTGAGGACATAGAGTAGGTAAGGCATAGGGTGAATGATATTGCGGACTACCCTATTGCCAGAATCCTCACTATTATTGATAAAAGCCCCATTACGAGTGTGGTTCAAGAATCCTTCGAATGCTTCCCAGCTGCTCTGGCTGTTATCCTTGTTATAAACTACACGAGGAAAATTATAATCTACCTCTGGGTATCTCTTTCTACAGACTACATTGGCATGCTCATAGATATTGTCTACAGCTACCTTGGCCAGCGGTAAGTCACATAGCTTCTTTTCAAAGTTCGGCAGCTGCTCGAAGCCTGATTCTATCTGCGCTTGTACCAGTTCACCTTCTACGGATAGAATTTCCAAAGTTCCCTTTCTGGCTCTTCCATCCATCACATGGTAGCCCTCATGCTTCTTCTTTAGCCGCAGGGCATTGATAGCCGTATAATTACCCATCTTGACCCTCAGATCTGCATTCATATAGAACTCAAATGGGAGGGAGAATTGAGTAAAGAAAGTATCCTTGAACCGCGGATTTTCTTCCTGATAGGAGATGGATATTCGGCTCAAGTCCAGTTCGAATGTATCTGTTACAAAGAGATCTCTCATGTGCGCTTACTTCTGAGAATAGATTCGTTCAATATTTCTAAAAAATCGTACAAACGCGTTGCGCTGCACTCATGCCAATTGCCCAAGGGTTGGGTGCTGTCCATCGCCATGGCCGCTATTACCTTGGAGAAGGGGGTATAATCCCCCTGTCGCCTGAATATAGGAGTATCCTCCCTATAAGAGGATTTAGGAAATACAGCAGGATAGCGCTCTATGATGTACTCCCTGGTACATCGATAGGCAAAAACAATCGCAGCCCGCGTGCCAGGGGAAATGCTATCGGTTACCTCCGCAATCTTAGGGAGTAGCAAGGGGTCAAACTCACTTGCGCCCCAGCCGTAGAGACTTGCCACCAGCTGGCGTGCATACAATTCCTCACGCTTCTTGCTGTATTGGTAAAAAAGCATGTCCGCCACGGAAAATTGTCGAATGGTACAATTACTCAATCGAGGTAGGGGAGTGGTGAGTCCATCCCAGATCTCAGGAAAGGAGAACAAGTCCCTATCGGTGAGCAGGAACTTTCCCAAGGGGAGGAGCTGCTCGATAGAGATTTCTGAGAGCAGCCGCTGTACTCGCTTTTTGTTTTTCCTTGAAGGATTCCCCATCAGCAGGATCAGCACCATCTCCCGATATAGCTCCTGAAAGTCACGCCTATCGTCCTCCATACGTAGGCAGATTTCTTCCCGTTGCCAAGGGCTGAGCTCTGGGTAACTCCCTGCACAGTGAAACTCTATCCTATCCATCTTCTTACTACTCTATAGCCCAACCATAAGAACACCACCAATAATAAGCCCTCTACCCACCATGCAAGCCCCCATCTTTGGCGAAGTGTTTCTCGCTCCATAGTATGAGAAGTAAGTACCTCTTTTTTCTTTTGAAAGAAATGCCCTTCACTTCTTCGCTGTTCCCTACGGACTACCTGCCTTGCTTGCTGCGCTTGCTCCTGCTTTACCCTTAGGGTAGCTTTTCCCCCCTTGACCTTGAGCACCTCGATATGAGATACTTCCCCATCGTGCCTCTTTACTATGCGTCTTTCTCGCTGCACCTCTATGCTGTCCTTATCATTTTCAAGAAAGAGCTCGTAAGATTGCGAATGTTGGAGGTCAAAAGTAGCGACTTGCTGATGAGACTCTACCTGAGAGAGGCTGTCTTTTTCTTCCCTTCTTTCGATTTGCTGCTCTTCTCTGTGCTCGGTTCGGCTTGATTTCTTGCTCCTGCAACCGAAAAGCACCATGAGAGCTAATAGTAAGTACAATTTCTTTTTCATTGGTAATTTTCATTGGTCATTCTTTTCAATCGTTCTTATCACCCCCTTGAGTCTTTCGGCATACGTAGGCTCGGTGGCATAACCTGCCTTTGCGACTTCCTCGGCAAACTTGTACGGGTCACTCCTTACCAGTAGTGCCTTGGCATATCGCTTGTTGTTCATGAATAGGTTGGCGTGATCAGTGAAACTCTCCTCTGGGCTGTCGTACTTGCGGAACCAGTCCTTAACAATGTACTTAAACTTGCCATCAGGGCGCTTTTCTATGCTAATAATAACAGGGAACTTAGCCTTGTCAGTGGATAGAATCTCTGTAGTTTGTACCAGTTGACGTTTCTCAGTCGGCGTGCCTGCTTTGGCTTTCACACCAAACATATTATTATCAGGGATACTCTTAGCCCAACCAGTCTCCAAGGCTGATTGAGCCAATATAAAGAGGTGAGAAATCCCCGTCTTACGCTCTGTTTCGAGAGCAAAAGGCTTGTATTTTTTTACGAATTCTTTTGGTGTCATAGGTTTAAATTGTTAAAGTTGCACTTCTAAAATTTTTTACTAACATACTATTCATATCGACAATGATTGAAAAACAGATATAATTATCTCTTCTGAATTTTTCTTCTATTATAACATGTCTGTAATTAGTTTCATTATTTATATGTGCTTTTATTTTTCCTGATATAGCATTATAATTATCTATCTTTGTTGCTAATACCCATTCTATTTTAGCTATTTTTATTTTAAATTGATCTCTCCCGTAAGTCATAACAGGGTATATTTTTTCAATTAGTTTTTGTACACTCTCAGCATATTCAATTCGAACAGGTGCAAATTCTCTGTATGTATCTATCGAGTTCCCGTCTTCTTTAAGGATGTAAACATGAAACTGAAAAATATGAATATCTTTGTAAGAAACATCTGTGTATTTTGCAAATAAGGGTATATTTATGTTTTTGAGTATCTCCCCTCCCCAATCAAAATATTGTATCGTATTCATCTGTTAATTACTTTTATCATACATTACGAATATCTATATAACACTTGTTGTTCCATATACTCACCACGGCCGTACTTCCATCGCCCCCGTTGAAGGCATTATCCCCAGTGTAGATGATTAGCTTACCTGTACAAGTGAAGGTTACTTGTCCACCAGCGAATACCTTGCGAAAGGCTACTGAATATCCTGATGGAATTAGCTGTAAGTCACAATTAGGGGTATTAGCTGTTACATATACTATATTTTCATCAGGAAATATTTGTCTTTCTCCGTTTATCTCTGTAGCTATTCTAATATCTTCAGGAGCAGGAGACCAGTCAGTAGCTTTATCACCTATTTCAAATTTTATTTTCTCTATAGTTGCTGTAGGGACAGGTGATACTCCCGATACTTCGTGAAATGCACATAGCTCAGTCCATGCATAGTTAGGAGTTACAGCAGCTTGATTGTAACCATTTATTAAATCAGTAACTATGTATTGTCTTACCTGTCCATATACATCTGAAAAATACATTGCTAATCTCTTACCATTTTCAACATTTGCATAACAAGAAAATGTATATGTTTTACCTACAACAGCAGGTTCAGATAACTTCCAATACGCGCCTACATACCCGACTAAAGTTTTTTTATTTTTAGAATTTAAAGCATAATTTCTCCCTCCAATTTTTATGTTTTTCACTACCTCTTTTATCTTCTCCTCTGTAACCATCTCCGGCTTTCCATCTATATCGTCCCAGTTGTGTCTGTGAGAGGCAGGGGCAAAATTCAAATCGGGCTTATCCGCCAAATCATTATAAGAAAAAGCATTCTCGAAAATAACATTATTTCCGGCCATGAGCTTAATCTTTCCATTCTGCACCACGATCCCATCAGGAATATTGCTGACGAAGTGGCTCACGGGGATACTGGTGAGGAGGTTATTGCGCTTATCCCTTAACTCTAAGGTCTTCTCAGGCTTGTTGTATACCAACTTCGTCCCCTCGTCGTCCAAGAACATTAGGGAGATACGCCTTACTACATTACTCCCTTTCTTGAATCGTAACTCTGTGGTATTCTCGTCCAGCTCTATATCGTAATCTTCGAGGGTGTCCAGCTTCTGCTTGTAGGCATTGGTAAAGTCATTCGTGGATAGCCCTTTCCCTGCTTCCTTATCTACCTTGCCGTCAATGAGTGATTTCAGATCCGCCGCTGTACCTACATAGTTGCCGCTTTGGAGCGCTCCCAAGAGTAGTTCTCGCTCGCGCTGGGTCATGATTACGGGTCTGTTGGTATTGAAGGTTAAGCGCTGTAGTGCCTGCTGGGCAGCATCGGCATTGTCATATACAACTCCATTGATCTCTACTTCACTGACCAAGGCGTCCAAGATAGAGAAGTTCATATCCTCCGCGCTGTGTAGGATCAGGCGCTCTCCGTCCACACGTGCTACGAAGTTTTTCAGTGCTAAAATCCCGTTGTACTCAAAGAGGTATTCCTGCAATTCGCCTGTGTCAGGCCTTACTTTATACTTAGGTGTTGGCATGGTTATTCGTTTTTTATGGGTGTTTTATCATTTTCATTAAGATATTCCTTGATGGAAGAAGCTATTTCCTCTACATCCCCTCGGTTAAGGATGATCTTGCCCATCACTTGTCCGGCTTTGTCCAAGCGTACCTTATCCTCGGCCTTCTCATAGATACTCTTTATCTCTATCAGGCAGAGCAAAAAGGCACCCCCAAGGGTCATAAAGGGAAAGAACCACAGCTGATTCCCGTAATATTGCTCAAAGTACCACACAGCACTCATCTGCATACTATCTACTATCGTGAGGGCGATTAGCACATTGTAGTATTGGGCGAGCTTCCCTACGGTACGCTTGTAGCCATACGAGGTGCGCATCTCTCCGTTGTTCTTGGCTTTGCGCAGGCCACTCCATAGGTCGGCCATAATCATTACTAAGACTAAGATGTAGATACCAAAGAGGATCCACAAGGTTACAAAGATTTTTTCCATTGAATCAATACCTTTTAATTTCTATCTAAGGCAAAAATAAAAAGCCCCTTCCATATAGGAAAGGACTTTTTTAAACCCTTAGTAATCACTATCTCTTGTTTCGCTCTCGCAGTGCTTCGTACTCCTTGATCGCTCTTCGGAGTTCCTTTCCTGCCTTAGCATCGGCTACGATATAGGCTTCTATCCCTTCCCCTTGGATCTTCTCCATGGTAGTGCTGAGCCTTGAGAGCACCTCGGTAAGTCCAGTAGGCACTCCTACGGCAGGGACGCTGTTCTCACTTGTAGGGGTATCCTGCTTAGTGTTCTTCACCTCGCCTCCTGCTTCATAGCCCTTAGGGGACTGCCCCAAGCGCTTGGCTTCGAGCCATTCCACCACTTGCGCCACTTCAGGGTCTTTCTTGAGCCACTGGGGTACCACATACTCCTCCCCGTGTACAATTCCGGCTACCTCCTGCCCGCTTTCGTCCTTAAATCCTAAGCCCTTGGTATATCCTCCCTTGGCATAGCTTGGCGCCTGCTGAGAGGCTACAATCCCCAATTGTACAGCCCCTAAAGCCCCTACAATTGCAGCAAAGACACTCCCTGCTATAGGTCCCGTATCCGAATAAGCGCGCATGATCCCTGTTGCTGTATTGGCTATAATATTCATCATATTCATTGCCTTTTGTGCTTTGAACTGCTTTACACTAAGTTCTTTCTTTTTGGCATCGGCTTCCTCGTCCAAGCGCTGTAGCTCCCTTTGGTATTGCGCCTGTGAGATATACCCTTGGTTGAGCTGGTTGAGTAGGGCTTTTTTCTTCTGTTCCTGATTCTTTGTAAAAGTGGCCATTTCCTTTTGGTTGAGTCCCTGTTGGAGTTGGGAGAACATGTTAAAAGCATTATTCATCGCTCCTACAGCCATATCCACAGCCTTAAAGCGGTTGCTCATCTCATCAAGGTTGGAAAAGGTATCCTCCCAGTCCTTGGCCGAGAATCCCAATACATCCACCTTCTCCAGCTCCTTGTCTGCGGCATTCTTCTCTTTAGTATCCTTGTTGTTCTTGATGTTGTCCAGCTTCTCTTTGATTTGGAGTATTTTGTCGTCTATCTGGGTGATGTCCTCGACCAGTTTCTCCTTGGCTTCCCCTGTAAGGGTGGAGAGGTAGCCCATAAGGATCTGTTTCTGCTCCTCAAAGTTTTTCAGGCTTAGTGCCAACAGCTCTTTCTCGGCTTGTGCTCTTAGGGCTTTTTTAGCGTCCTCAAGTGTCTTAATCTGTGAGAGTTCCCCCGCTGATAGGTTTTCTCTCAGTTGCTTCTTAGCTTCCTCCAAGCTCTGTATCTCTATGATTTCCTCGGATTTCTGGCGGCGAAGGGCTTCTATTTCTCGGTTTCGTTCCTTGACCCTGCGCTCAGCTTCCTTGGCGTGGTATTTCTCCCTGACCTGCAGTAGTTCCTGCTCCTTCTGCTGCTCATAGGCTACCTCTATTTGTTTGTTGAGCTCCATCAGCTTACGCTTTTCGGCTATGGCTTTCTCCCGATT